GGACTACAGGAACTTATCGCATACGCTGCAAAGGTATCTAATCCATCTTCATTCAAACAAGCAGATATGGAACATGCTGATAAGTTAATCAACTACCTGATGGATAATGCACACTGGTCGCCTCTAGAGATGGCAGATGTAACAATTGAATTCAAGACAACTAGAGATATCAGCCATCAAATTGTACGACATAGGTCATTCTCATTCCAAGAGTTCTCTCAGCGTTATGCAGAAGCTCTGACTAATGATGATCAAGCAATTGAATTTGTATATTCAGAAGCGAGGCTACAAGATGAAAAGAACCGTCAAAGCTCAACCGAATTGGATCTCTCAAATACTAGCCAAGCCGCACTGCAATGTTGGTGGGATGAGCAACAAGAGGCTGTCGCGAATCTCTCGAAAGTCGTATATCAAGAAGCCATTGCCAAAGGATTGGCCAAAGAGATCGCACGTAAGGTTCTACCCGAAGGCCTAACAACAACTAGGGGCTTTATGAAGGGATCACTGAGAAGCTGGCTACACTACATTGAACTACGATCAGCAAACGGAACTCAAAAAGAACACATGATGTTAGCTCTACTGATGTCAGAAGCTATACAGAAAGTGTTCCCTATGATGAAAGGGTATACTAATGTCATTAGCTAAACTACACTTTATGGTATATGTAGCATTAACGATAGGCCTAATCTTAACGTTAGGTGGAGCGTTACATAGAGAAACCCAATATAAGAATGAATGTTGGGATAATAATGGTATTGTACTAAACCATAAATGTTGGGAATTAGATAGGATTTATCTAGATGGAGAATAAAGGATACGTAGTATACACAGCTGTTAAATGCCCTTGGTGTTCAGAAGCTATGAAACTACTAATTAAGAATAAGTTAGACTTTAAGGTAGTATCAGTAAAGGATAATGACGACGCATTAAGATTCCTTAGTAAACAGGGATTATCAACTGTACCACAGGTATTCCAAGAGGGTAAACTAATTGGTGGGTACGAGGATCTAGAGAAACATCTCGGATCCAAAGAGTAGAAGGGAAATATGAACGACTATCAAAAATTTATAGCAACCAGCCGCTATGCACGATGGCTGGAAGAAGAAAACCGAAGAGAATCTTACGAGGAAACTGTAGATCGTTACGTAGATAGTGTTGTTGTACCAGCAATGTCTAAATCTAAAATGAAGAACTCGGAAGAAGTTATCATGAAGCTGAGGAAAGCAATCAAAGCGATGGAAGTTATGCCTTCTATGCGAGCGATGATGACTGCAGGACCAGCACTAGAACGTGACAATACATGCGCATTTAATTGTGCATACCTACCCGTAGATGATATGAGATCATTTGATGAAGCTATGTTCATCCTACTATGTGGTACAGGGGTAGGATTCTCAGTAGAACGACAAGATGTAAATAAACTACCAGAAGTACCAACACTAAACTTCAGTGAAGTAATAATCGATGTAGGTGACTCAAAAGAAGGTTGGGCAGATAGTCTAAGGAAGTTTATATCATCATTATATGATGGATTAATTCCAACAACTAATATAGATAATGTAAGACCAGCAGGTGCACGACTAAAGACATTTGGTGGACGAGCATCTGGACCAGCACCACTATTAGAGCTGTTTGATTTCATGTTGCAAACATTTAAGAATGCACAAGGACGAAAGTTGAACTCACTAGAGTGCCATGACATCATGTGTAAGATTGGTGAAGTAGTTGTAGTTGGTGGTGTAAGACGATCAGCAATGATCTCACTTAGTAACCTGTCCGACCAACGGATGCGAACTGCAAAGATGGGAGCTTGGTACGATAATGAGAAACAACGAGCATTAGCAAACAATAGTATTGCATACACAGAAAAGCCAGACACAGAATCATTCATCCGAGAATGGTTAGCGTTGATGGAATCAAAGTCAGGTGAAAGGGGTATCTTTAATCGTGTTGCTTCACAGAAACAAGTAGACAAATACGGACGACGTAAATCTAGTCTACTAGGATCAAAAGAATTAATCCAATTTGGGACAAACCCATGTTCAGAGATTATTCTAAGACCATACCAATTCTGTAACCTGACAGAAGTAATTGCAAGACAGGAAGATACACATGAAACACTTAAAGATAAAATCTGGGTTGCTACGGTACTTGGAACGATTCAATCGTCCCTCACTAACTTCCCGTACCTTAGAGATATTTGGCATACCAACACAAAAGAAGAATCATTGCTCGGTGTCTCAATCACCGGAATCATGGATTCAGAATTCCTCAGAGAGTGTTCAGAGGAAACCCTTGACGAACTCAGAGCTTTCACTGTTGAGGTCAACTCAGAATTTGCCAAGGCACTTGGTATACCGGAATCAGCTGCGATCACCTGCGTTAAGCCAAGTGGAACGGTATCTCAGCTAACAGATACTTCCTCAGGAATCCACGCAAGATACGCAGATTATTACATCCGCACAGTAAGGGGTGATAATAAAGATCCACTAACAGAGTTCATGAAATGGATGGGAGTTCCTAATGAACCATGCGTTATGAAACCTGACGCAACGACAGTATTCTCATTCCCGATGAAGGCTCCAGAGGGAGCAGTTAAAGCCAAAGATTGGACAGCATTAGAACAACTAGAGTTCTGGCTAAAGTTCCAACGTGGTTGGTGTGAACATAAACCATCAGTAACTATCAATGTGAGAGATCACGAATGGTTGGAAGTTGGTGCATGGGTATACAAAAACTTCGATGAGATCTCAGGTATCTCGTTCTTGCCGTATGACGATCATGTCTACCAACAAGCACCTTACCAAGAGATAACAAAATCAGAGTATGAAGAGCTACAAGAGGCAATGCCTAAAAACATTGACTGGTCACAACTTAGTGATTTTGAACTTGAAGACAATACATCTGGATCACAGACATTCGCATGTTCCGGTGGATCATGTGAGATTGTCGACATTAACTAGAGAGAACGGCTGGCCTTCGGGCTGGCCAATACTCAATATATGAAAGAATTTAACTATGAACACTACAAGTGTTTAGTGTGTAGGGAAGAGTATTCCCGTATTGTGTTAAATGAAAAACACAAAGATGACGATCTCTGCCCTACATGTTCCAATAAGAGAGAACAGAAAAGAGATTGCCAGTAACACCTGAGCCAGTAGATATCCATCTGATAGTAGGATCAGTCTTTATAGCGTTACTTACGTTAGGACTTATAGAGCCACAAAGATGGATTTCACTCATTCTAGGAAAGGAAGAGAATGAAAAAACAATTAGTATGGGACATAGAAACTAATGGACTGTTAGATACTATGGACCAAGTATGGATCCTGTGTGCAAAGGATATTGACACAGGAACAACTTATGACTTTTCAGATCACGACAAGAATCTACCAAGTATGGATTATGGTATTGAGCTACTTGACCAATGTGATCACCACATAGGACACAACGTATTCGGATTCGACTTCCAAGCGATGTGTCAGCACTATGGATGGCAAATCAGAGACGATCAAAAAGTAACTGATACTTGGATTCTATCACTACTGAATTGCTACAAACGAACTCACAATCACGGCCTAAAGGGTTGGGGAGAAAAACTAGGATCTTCAAAGATTGAATTCGATGACTGGGAGAAATACTCACCAGAGATGAAAAGATATTGTCGACAAGACGTGAACTTGAACGCAAAGGTATATCAACATCTACATGGTGAAGCAACAAAATTGATCCAACGAGAACCTATGTACTCAAAGCGAATCATGATTGAAATGTATGTTGCTCGTCTGAATATGAAGCTAAAACATGGCTGGGTATATGACAGAGAACTAGCTGACAATACTATTGCAGAAATCACAAAGAAGATGAAAAAGGTAGAAGATAAGATTGAACCAAAGCTTGGTACAAAACGAGTATGGATAGATAAGGCTCCTAAGACACCTAAGTATACTAAGAAAGGCCTATACCATACAGTAACTGCAAAACTTCTATCAGAGTACCTTGATGTCCCTGTGAAAGCAGAGGACGCACTACTTGAACATCCACCAATTCTTCCGGGAGAACACTTCCAGAGATTCGAAGAAGTAAAGATCAACATGGGTAATATGGATGATGTAAAAGAATACCTGATGGAGAAAGAAGGTTGGGTACCTAACGATTGGAATAGGACAAGGGGTAAGGATGGTGGTTGGAGAAACTCATCACCAAAACTAGAAGGTAAAAACCTAGAGGACCTAGGGGATATAGGAAAAGGTATATCCGAATACTATATGTTACGCCACAGACGTTCATTCCTAGAAGGGTATAATACTTTGTCAGACAAAAGGGGTGATGGGAGAATCAATGGTAACATGTGGACCATCGGTACACCAACATTCAGAGTTCGACATGAGGGTATTGTGAATATGCCAAAGGCATCAGATAAGGTTCCATACG